TTCCAAATAATATTGTATCATCTCCGGAGCAGCCGCGCAAGAGAACAAAAGTTCTCAGGCTGTTATTTTTATACTCATTTTTACGTATATTGAAGAGAAAGGTGATATAATATGCCAAGTAAAATTGAACGCTGTGCCATTTACATCCGTGTGTCTACTGCTGAACAGATGATGCATGGTAAATCCCTGGAAGCGCAAAAACAGTACCTGACCAATTACGCCAAAGAACATAATATGACCGTTGCTGGAGTTTATGCTGACGAGGGTAAAACTGCCCGTAAAGAATTAAAAAAGAGAAAAGCCATCCATTCACTCCTCGAAGATGTAAAAGCCGGAAAAATTGATGTGATCATCTTCTGGCGGATTGACAGATGGTTCCGTAACCTGTCTGATTTTTACAAGGTACAGGAAGTCTTGGACGATAATAACGTCCATTGGATCAGCACCAGTGAACCCGGAATCAATATGGAAACCAGAGACGGTCGACTGCAGCTGAATGTAGTCCTGTCTATTGGCCAGAATGAAGTTGATACCACCAGCGAACGTATCAAATTCGTAAATGAAGCATCTATCCGGCAGGGAAAGCTGATCTTCGGTGATGTGAATATGGGATATGGTTATAAATCCGGAATCATTGACGGCGTAAAGCGCATGGTAAAAGATCCTGATCGAGAAGACACTGTAAATGCTTTTTATCGTTTTTTCTTTAAGCACCATGCAAAAGGGCTTTCCATGCGCTATATTCAGGAAAATTATGATCCGGATTTTACATGGGCGAATATGCGAACACTGCTGTCGAGTGAATTTTACAAAGGAACCTATCGCGGAATTCCATACTGTCCTGCTTACCTGACAGAATCCGAATGGAATAATCTGCAGGAAATACAGAACGCAAATGTTAAGCGTGCTCCTTCTGGTCGGATTTATCTTTTCAGTGGCATGATAAATTGTCCGATTTGTGGACGCAGGCTTAGCGCAAGAGGCGGTTCGTCCATTATCAACAGGAAAACCGGTGCAAAAAAAGTATACTGCTATTACCGATGCAATAAAGCTTTCATCGATCATAAATGTTCTTACAGACATATGGTTAGTCAGAATCTTATAGAACGATACCTGATTGATCATCTGGAATACGAATACAATAAATTCAAAATAAAATGTGAAAAAATTGAAAAGGAGCAAGAAAAAAAGAAGAAAGTTCAGACTCCGGAAAAGCTTCAGAAAGAATTAGAACGATTAAATCTTCTCTTCCAGAAAGGAAGAATCGAATGGGATTATTACAGTAAGGAATATGATCGGATTGAAAACGAACTGAATGAATTGTTAAATGCGGCTCCGGAATTAGAACCTGATTATGCTTATCTGGAAGAGCTGCTGAATACAGACTTTAGAACAATGTACTACAATTTAACCCAAGAAAACCGCAGAGCTTTCTGGCACTCCATTATCCGGGAGATTCACCTGAATACTGATCATACCGTTGACTCTGTTGATTTCTTATAGCGTCTTGTACTAACTGGTTGACTCCGTTTGGGGCGGATAAAGTTATGACCGCCGTCCTCTCCGGTGAGGCAGATATTGGCTTTATGGGAAGTGAATCTTCGATTTATACTTACCAGGAGGGTGCAAATGATGTCATCAAAAACTTCGCGCAGCTTACGCAGCGCGCCGGAAACTTTCTGGTCGCACGTGAAGAAATGCTGGATTTTTCATGGGATGATCTAAAAGGAAAAGACGTTCTTGGCGGAAGAAAAGGTGGCATGCCGGAAATGGTCTTTGAATACATTTTGAAAAAAAACGGAATTAATCCACAGAAGGATCTTTCTATCAACCAGAGTATTGATTTCGGTTCAACCGCTGCTGCATTTTCCGGTGGGCAGGCAGACTATACCATCGAATTTGAACCGAGCGCTACTGCCCTTGAAGCGGAAAATTCCGGTTATGTCGTTGCTTCTCTCGGCGTTGATTCCGGCTATGTCCCATACACCGCCTATAGTGCCAAAACAAGTTATCTGAATGCTAATCCGAACATCATCCAGAAATTCACCAATGCCCTGCAAAAAGGAATGGATTTCGTTCAGTCCCACACTCCGGAAGAGATTGCAAAAGTCATTGCACCACAGTTCAAGGAAACCGATCTCGCTACAATTACAACCATTGTCAGCCGTTACTACGAACAAGACACCTGGAAATCGGATCTGATCTTCAACGAAGAAAGCTTCAATTTGCTGCAGGATATTCTGGAAAACTCCGGTGAGCTGAAAGAGCGTGTTCCTTATGAAGAACTAGTTACGACTACCTTTGCGGAGAAGGCCGCCCACTAAATAAAAGCGCAGACGCTTCATTTTAAGCCAGCGTCTGCGCTCTATTCTTACATTTTAAAATTTATCCTTCTGAAACTCTTACCGGATATATCCCTCCTGATAAGCCTTCTGCTTATTGAATGTGTACATCTCTGCAAAGGATGCCTGTACATACGGATTTACATAAAAAATTGCAAGAAGTCCACAGGTAACCGCACTCAGCAGATACCATCCAATGAATGACAGATCCATGATAAATGCTTCCATTTTTTCTCCATCCATCATCTGTTTACTGATCTGGAATGCTTCTTTGTAATCCATTGCCGGATTCTCAGCAATAATATATGGTACCATCAGATATTCATAATGCTTAACGATTCCAGGTACCACCAAAAGCAAACTCCAAAGTGTAGTAAATAAATCTCTTAAAAACATGGTAAGAACAATATTAACATAATGTCCGGAACGGAAACCGTCAAGCAATGTTCCGATTCCCGGCTGTGCAGTCTGGTTCAGGATAAAGAACCGGTATCCACCCATTTTCAGGAGATTCCCTACAAATACTTTTGCCACAAGGACAATCAGTATTACTACCGTTGCAATTCCTGCAAGCAATCCGGTAATCATTCCCACATTAAATAAATTTCCACTATATATATCTGAATTCTCACTTACCCGTCTTGCACTGGATTCGCCAGAGACTGTGCCAAAGATTCCCATCAGAAGCGCAACTACAACGGCTGACACATAATTCTTCTTAAATGCCATATTACCTCTCATTTTAAGTTCTGCTCTATTCCACATCATATACCTCTCCTCCTTCGAATACATTGATATGATTCTCACTACCTATACTTTATCATCTGTAAATCTGTCAATCACTTTACTGATTTTCTATCTGCTCAGCAAGATCATTCAAGTACACCCATCTGTCCATCTTTTCTTCCAGTGTTGTCTCTGTTTCTTCTTTCTCTTTCATAAGTTCGGACAACTTCACAGAATTGGTGGCATTCTTAACCATCTCCCGATCCAGCTTTTCGATCTTCTCTTCCAGCTTTGCGATATCCTCATCGATCGTCTCGTATTCCCGCTGTTCTTTATAAGAAAATTTCAGCTTTTTTTCCCGCTGCTTCCAGGTCTTTTTGCTGTCAGACTCACCGGTCTGTGCAGAAGCTGCATCTGACATATTTTCTGCAATTGTCTGTCCGTCTTTCGGTTTTTCAAGCTCCACACGGATCAGATAATCAGAGTATCCACCTTCCGACTGGCGGATTTTCCCACCTCCATTAAATGCAAAAATACGACTGACAGTACGATCCAGAAAATACCGGTCATGGGATACAATCAGAATAATACCATCAAAATGATCCAGATAATCCTCCAGGATTGTCAGCGTCTGGATATCCAGATCATTGGTTGGCTCATCCAGGATCAGTACATTTGGTGCTTCCATCAAAACACGTAGTAGATAAAGTCTCCGCTTCTCGCCTCCGGATAACTTTTCGATCCGCGACCACTGCATTGCCCCGTCAAAAAGAAATCGTTCCAGCATCTGGGACGCGGTAATCTTCCCGTCAGAAGTTGCAATGTACTCACCTGCTTCTTTTACATAATCAATGACACGCATGGATTCATCCATATATTCATTCTCCTGCGAGAAATAGCCAATCTTGATTGTCTGTCCGATTTCAATGGTTCCGGCATCCGGTTTTACGATCCCGTTGATAATTTTAAGCAGCGTTGATTTTCCACATCCATTATGTCCAATAATTCCGATTCGGTCTTTCTTCAGAAAAATATAAGAGAAATCTTCGATCAGCTTCTTTTCTCCATAAGATTTGCAGATTCCGGAAAGTTCGATTGTTTTATTCCCCATACGGGAAGCCACAGAATCCAGCATTACTCGCTTTTCTTCCTGAATATCTTTCATTTCCTGCATAGCATGAATCCGGTCAATATGCGCTTTCTGTTTGGTACTTCTCGCCCTTGCGCCGCGGTGTAGCCATTCCAGCTCCGTACGCAAAAGACTTTTTCTCTTACGTTCTGTGGCAAGCTCCATGTTCTGACGCTCGGCTTTCAGGCGCACAAACTCGGAATAATTGCCTGGATAGTTATATAATTTCCCATGATCAACTTCCACGATACGATTTACCACACGGTCCAGGAAATAACGGTCATGCGTAACCATCAGGATCGCTCCCCGGAACTGGATCAGATATTCTTCCAGCCATTCGGACATCTCATTGTCCAAATGGTTCGTCGGTTCGTCAAGGACCAGAATGTCTGCCGGTGTTAAAAGTGCCCGGACAAGTGCAACCCTTTTCTTCTGTCCGCCGGACATATGCTCAATCTTTTCATCATAATCGGTAAATCCAAGCTGATTCAGCATAGACTTTGCTTCTGCCTCAATCGTCCAGCGGTTCAGCTCATCATAATTTCCTTCTGTTGCCGCGCGAAGAATTGTTGTTCCTGCTTCAAATACCGGCGTCTGCGGAAGATAGCAGATCTTCACCTGATTCCCCATGCTGATCGTTCCGGCATCACTTTCTTCGATTCCGGCAACGATTTTCAGCAAAGTGGATTTACCCATTCCGTTGACTCCGATCACACCGATTTTTTCATTTTTGTTGATTCCAAATCCCACATCATCCAGAAGCACACGATCCGTATAGGCTTTGGATACATGTTCCATTGTCAGTAAATTCATATATTTTCCCCTGTGATTCTCTGTTTTGTCTTTTTCCATTATAGCAATTTGTACGGGTGCTAGTCAATCCAAAGTATCTCACCCGGCACCGATTCTGACACGCAAAAAGCACAGAATCCTATCCGTTACCGGACAGTCCCTGTGCTTTCACATATCCCCATATTCTTTTTATCTTATGATGTGAGTGTCAAAAATAAATTTTACCGCTCACTGGTGTAATCAGATTGCTCCATTGCTAAACAATTCCCGCAATCCTCATCTTATAAGAAAATATATTTCAGGATAAACAGTATCACCAGTACATACATCAGTACACTGATCTTCTTTTCTTTTGCTTTTCCTGTAAGTACGTTGATTACTACATAAGAAATCACTCCCATGGAAATACCTTCTGAAATACTGTAGCAGAATGGCATTGCCGCGATACAGATAAAGCACGGAATTCCTTCGCTGTAATCACTGAAGTTAATTCCTGCCACATTGCTCAGCATATAGAAGCCGACGATGATCAGTGCCGGAGCTGTCGCAAAGGACGGAATTGCAAGAAAGATTGGTGATAAGAAAAGGGAAATTCCAAACAGGATCGCTGTTGTCAGGGATGTTAAACCTGTACGTCCTCCTTCTGTTACACCAGAAGCACTCTCTACGAATGTTGTTGTTGTAGAAGTTCCGAGTACTGCTCCAACTGTAGTTGCAACTGCATCTGCCATCAGTGCCCCTTTAATTCTCGGAAGCTTTCCGTCTTTGTCAAGCATGCCTGCCTTTGTAGATACACCGATCAGAGTTCCGAGTGTATCAAAAAGATCTACGAAAAGGAATGCAAATACTACAACAACGAATTCCAGTGAAAATACATTCTTAAAATCAAGCTTTCCAAATACCGGTGCAAGGCTTGGAATTGCAAGTCCGGAACTGAAATCCGGAAGCAGACTGTAGAATCCAATCTCCGGATTCGGTACATAAAGACCTGCTATCTGGCAGATGATTCCAAGTATCCATGTGATCAAGATACCCCAAAGGATATTTCCTTTGATGTTCTTAATCACCATGATTGCTGTGATCAGCACACCTATGATTGCAAGAAGTACAGTAATTCCAACGTTATTGAAGCTTGCTTCCACTCCATTTGCCTGATTATATGCATCTACGGAGAAGAGCTGTACCAGAGTAGATCCTCCGACAACGATATTGGCATTCTGAAGTCCAAGAAATGCAATAAATAATCCGATACCAACGCTGACTGCTGTCTTAAGACAAGCTGGGATCGCATTGAAGATCGCTTCTCTGACATTTGTCAGGGAAAGAATAATGAAAATAATACCCTCTGCAAATACTGCAGTCAGTGCAGTCTGCCATGAGTAGTTCATACCGATTACTACAGTATAAGCAAAGTAAGCATTCAGTCCCATACCAGGTGCAAGTGCAAATGGATAATTTGCGAATACTGCCATACACAGCGTACCGATCAGTGATGCAAGTGCTGTTGCAGTAAAGACTGCCCCCTGATCCATACCCGCTGCGGAAAGAATACTTGGATTGACTGCCAGGATATACGCCATCGTCATAAATGTCGTAATACCTGCAAGAATCTCAGTTTTGACATCGGTGTGATTTTCTTTTAGCTTAAACACCTTTTTCAACATATTGTTTTCCTCCTGCTGTCTGTCTCGGATATTCCCTCTCACTCCTTAAAATATCCTCGTACAATTTTCTTGTAGCAGAGAATATTTTAGCAAAAAAAAGAGAGAAAGTAAACACATTACTTTCTCTCTGATTTCTAACTCTTGTTCGCTATTACTGTTCATAGTAGCTGTATACCGCAACTATTTGCTCTCTCTGATCTTCTTTCTGAGCGGAAGTACCATTGCAGGAGATACGGATAATTCGTCTAATCCCATCCTTAAGAATTCTTCGGTCAGTTCGAGGTCAGCTCCGAGTTCGCCGCAGATTCCGATCCATTTGCCTTCTGCGTGGGCATTTTCGGCTGCCATGCGGATCATTGCAAGGACTGCCGGGTGGTGCGGATCGTAGAAGGCATCCAGCTTCTGGTTCTGACGGTCGATTGCCAGCGTGTACTGGATCAGATCATTGGTCCCTACGCTGAAGAAATCCACTTCTTTTGCAAGCTCACGGCTCATCATAACGGCAGCCGGTGTCTCAATCATGATTCCCAGTTCCACATCCTCACGGAACGGGATCTGTGCCTCACGAAGCTCTTCTTTGACCTCTTCGATGATCACCTTGATCTGCTTCACTTCTTTTACCGAAATGATCATCGGGAACATAATGGCGATCTGTCCGTAAGCAGATGCCCGGTACAGGGCACGAAGCTGGGTCTTGAAGATCTCCGGTCTTGTCAGGCAGATACGGATTGCCCGATATCCCAGTGCCGGGTTCTCTTCTTTGTCAAGTCCAAAGTAATCCACCTGCTTGTCTGCTCCGATATCCAGGGTACGGATAATGACCTTTTTGCCTGCCATATTTTCTGCAACCTGTTTGTATACCTGGAACTGCTGTTCTTCGGTCGGGAAATCTTCGCTTTCCAGATACAGGAACTCACTTCGGAAAAGTCCGATCCCTCCTGCATCATTTTTAAGTACGGCGCCCACATCGGAAAGATTACCGATATTCGCATAGACATTGATCTTCTGTCCGGAAAGGGTGATATTCTCTTTGCCCTTCAGTTCTTCCAGAAGTGTTTTCTGTCTACGGTCTTCTTCGCGCTTTTCGGTCATAGCCTTCATGGTCTCTTCATCCGGATCAATGTAGATGGTCCCGGTAAAGCCATCAATGGCTACCATATGTCCGTCATATTCTTTTGCAAGCCCTTCTCCCAAACCAATAACGGCCGGGATGTTCATGGTCCTTGCAAGGATTGCCGTATGGGAATTTGCTGATCCGTACATGGTTGCAAATGCAAGCACTTTGGACTTGTCGAGCTGAACAGTCTCACTCGGTACCAGATCATCTGCTGCCACGATCACCGGTTCATCTGCCACAACACCGCTTTCCCCGGCATCCGAAAGGATACCGAGAAGTCGGTCCGATACATCTTTTACATCGGCCGCACGTCCCTGCATGTAAGCATCATCCATAGATGCAAACATCTGGGAGAAGTTATCTCCTGTTGTCGCAACAGCATACTCTGCGTTGACTTCCTGGGTAGTAATAATATTCTTAATCGAATCCACATAATCCAGATCCATCAGCATCATCTGATGTACTTCAAAAATTGCCGCATTGGCTTCTCCTACATCTTCCATTGCCTTGTCATACAACTCACCGAGCTGTGCGATCGCAGTCTCCTGGGCATCCTCAAAACGTGCCGCCTCTGCTTCGGTATCCTCTACATGATACCGTCTTACCTGCTTTTCCTGTCTTTTATAGAAAACAATCTTCCCGATGGCTACGCCACCAAAAACACTTTTACCACTTAGTGTAATCATAATCCTACAGATTCTCCTCTAA